CATTTGCAGAATTTGTTCGTAAAGTTTATCAAACTCATCACTGGTACTATAGCCATCTCTTGTGTCTTGTAGTATTGGGAATACACCTCCCACGTTAGGTAATGAGACCACACGAAGCTCATGTCTGTACGAAAATCTTAAATTGTTCGGATCTAAACGCTCAATCCTCCTGTGCATTTCTGACTCATCATCCTCTGCTGTAAAGATCACGACATTACCAAATTCACCTATAGTGCTACCAAAACTCTCTGCTAAAGGTTGACCCGATGCTACTTTCATTGCTAGATCCAGTGTCATCATACCTTTACCAGCGTCTCCTGCTGCAGAAAATATAATTGGCACACCTAACGGAAATGTGCCATCGACTAAGAACTTTTGTTCGGGTGCATTACCTTCGAATCTGCTGACCAGTAAACTATCATCCAGTAAATTAATATTACGTTTGGTATGCTTAACTGTTGTGTTTAAGAAATGTTGTACATCAAAGCTTTCCGATATGGCATCAACTGCATCCCAACCCTCTGGCTTACCTCTGGGAGGAGTTAATGTAGTAACCGATCTAGCTCCTGCATTCAATGCCAGTTCCTGAACCAGTTCAGCTACCTTACGACCTGCATTGTCGTTATCTCCCCATATAATTAACTCTTTGTCTCTTAATGGGCTAAAATCAAAACGACTGGCTGACTTACGAGATAACATTCCTGCACCTCCCATAGTGCAGGTAGCAGTGTAACCAATCTCATTTAAGGCATCAGCACATTTCTCTCCCTCAACCCATATAACTTTCTCAGAAGCCACAATGTTAGGTATATTATATAATGGTCTTACATCAGGTATCCTTGGATATGGTGAATCTGTAAACTGTCTAAACTCTTTCTTAGGCTTGCCATGACTGTCCATAACTGGATTACCAGCATTGTCTTTTATGTTGTATCTTCTAACACGACACAGGATTTCTCCATCACCAGACAGGTATAAATGTTCGGAGTCGTATGGTGTATTAACATCAATAGCTCTTTTAAATGTAATGCCAAGCTCTTGTGGTATGTCCTGATCAACTGGTGGAGGAGCATTATCATCCAGATAGTTTCCGAACAATTCTTTGATTTCAGGAAGGCGCATACCCCTGCCCTCCATCAATATCTTAACAATACCCCCGATTCCTTGTGATCCGTTGAAATCTGATCCCTTCATAAAATATGGTGATCTGGGATTAATATCTATCTTTAATGACTTACCAGCTTCTCCATCTAATGACCCGATTGTGAACACGTCACCCCGAACAATTCCATGTGGAAATGTGTTTTTAAGTTCATCTATTTGTACACTGGCTGGGACTTTCTGACTAATCATATCGACTAATTCATTGGCTGACATATCCCTATTCTTATTGCCAAGTTTTATAATGTTCATTATACTATCCTCACTTCATTGGCTGAAGTATATGGGGACAATGCTACCTTCTTTGTCCCCATATTAACTACTCCAACAACTATCTTGAAACTCACAATACTTGCAAGCAAAATAGTCACGAGACTGTGCAATCCTTGGCAACATCTCGTTTGCTTTTGTGGCTTCTAGTATTACTACTGCCTTGTCACTGATCTCTTGTGCCAAAGCTTTGTTAAAAGGTATGAACTCATAATATATCTCACTTGTATTCTTGTTTAATACTGTGAATAAACAAGGATTGTCTGTTAGTTGCATATAAGCTTGATACAAAGCAACCTGTGCTGCATATACAGGATTAGCTACTGCTACACCTTTTGTTTGAAAATCTTTAAACTTCTTTTCATTGGCTGACTTACACTCCCACAACATAGGATATGCAGTGTCCAAAGGTCCGTTACATATAACACCATCTATATGACCTTTGACTTCACCTTCGGCTATGCTGAAACCAAATTGTTCGCCATTCTTGTCCTCCACTCGTAAATCAAACCCAGCTTGTCTAAGCCATCCAGCCACACTAATTTCTATCTCGTGACCAAATTGAAATATACGGAGTGTCTTAGCATCAAAATCCCGATTATCATCAACTGGCTGACCCATGTAACGATACTGTATTTTACGAGAACAAGAGTCACCAAGACTGGAAGCACCAATGTAGGTTCTCTTCTTGACCTCTTTGTTCCGATCAACAATAGCTTTATCTATTATATTTGATATTTCTTGCTCTAACATTTTAAAAGGGTATTTCGTCTTCGGGTACGACTGAGTTTGGATTAAGGTCGAGAATGCCACTATTGTCTCCATTAGCTGATTGAATGGCATCAATTATGGCAAGAGCTTCATCTTGTGTCAAATTCTGTAGCTTTTTATCCCAGCCTATCTTTGCAAATTGTTCGGACAATATCTTTAATGTATTGTGTCTGTCCCCGTTACCATGTTGTTCCATCTTTTTTCTCCTTCTTCCATTACCATAAAATCAAAATAATGACTGACTCCTAAAAATTCAGCCACTATTGTGCCACCTAACAACTCATCATCTGTGTCATCAATAGCCTCTGTAATAAATTTATCAATGTGATCTAAGACATGATCGTTATTATCCTCTAAAAAAACAGGCACAACTATACTGCCCTCACGAATATACTGCACATTACTCTTAGACCTCATGTTGAGTTGATAATCCACGTTAATTTTTGCCACTTTTACCCTCTGCCCACAAAGCTCCGTATCCTATTACATCTATCGGATTGTCCATATTCTTTGGGTTTTGAGAGTCTCGAACAAGCTTTTGCACTATACAAAATTTATATATGTCATCATAAGTAAGTTCTGCTTTAAGTTTGTGTCTCCACAATACGTTCATAATCTTAGCTATTGATTCATGTGTATCTTTTGCATCCCCATGTGTTCTAGCCCTAGCTCCGTTGATTAATTGTTCGGCTTTTTGTAAAGCTTCACTACGCTGCATTCTCATCTCCTTCGTAATAATCTAAAACTCTGCCATCAATTTCTTTCTTATTCCACAAATAATTTAACCAACACGCCGCTTTGTACTTGCTAAAACTAAGATCCAACTGACTTACAATCTTATTTTCTCTTGCTAAAGCTTCTCTTTGTCTATCTGTCATGGCTTGATTTAACCACCTTTTACCTTTCTTAGCTCCATCACTATCTTCTATTTCCCTCAAAAAATCGTCAGCAGAAGCCAAAGCTTGTTCTTTAGTACCTACACCCACAACTCTAAGTTTACCCCTTGTACGTTTAACTAAGGCTACAGAAACGTCATCTAAATGTGCAACTAAGCCAAAGCCATTAAATCCACTAGCTGACATACATCTGCCATTGTTAAACAAATCAATCCATCTAAATGGTGATCTATCAATAAGATCTACCTCTGTCATCTCAAATGTCTCAAGCATTTCTTTTGCTTGCATCTCGATCTCATGTCCACACATAGGGCATACACGAACACTTAATGGTATAAGACATTTACAATTAGGACATACTTTCTCAGGAGCTGATCCTTGTTGCATCTTATCTTTGCCATCAAGATCAACACCCTCATCTAAAGACCCATGTGTCAATACACTCGTACCGAAATCTAATACAATACAATCTTTCTTGATTACTTTTGGATGTTCTTCGGGATCTATTGTTCGTAGTCCACGACCAATCATCTGCACCATTGTAGATTTGTATGAGCATGGTCTTGTAAGCACAATACAACTGACAGGTGGTGCATCAAAACCCTCTGTTAATACTGCAACATTGACTACGACTTGTACGTCACCATGTTCCAGATCATGCAGTATTTGCTTTCTCTCTTCCGATGGTGTCTCACCTGTCACAATCTCTGCACGGATCTCCGATCTTCTAAACTCATCACATAGATCTTGTGCATGAACCACTGTGCTACAAAATATAACTGTCTTTCTGTTGCCTGCTTTCTCCTGCCATTCTTCAACAATCTTCTCGTTAATGGCACGTTTGTTCATAATCTGCTCGACTTGTCCCATGTCAAAATCTGACACAGTTTTACGAACATTCTGTAAATCTTTTTGTACCCCAACATCAATCACAAATGTCTTTGGTGGTACAAGGAAACCCTCTCGTATAAGGTTAGCTATCTCGATCTGATGTGAGCAGTTATTGAACACACCTTTTAAACCTTTTCTGTCTCCACGATTAGGTGTAGCAGTAAAGCCAACAATCTCTACGGATTCATTAGCTTCCTTAACCTTGTTGATAATTCTCATGTATGTATCGGCTATGGCATGGTGACTTTCATCTATCACCATCATGTCTACTTTAGACATATTAGCCAAATTGTTCGGTCTCGATAGTGTCTGCACCATACTAAATACTGTGCTACCATCCCAATTTTTTTCTGAAGCATCTACGATAGATGTAGATATTTTTGGATTAACACGAGAAAATTTGTTTTTGTTCTGTCCTACAAGTTCATCCCGATGTTGCAGAACTAAAATCTTTTTGCCTTTTTTGTATCGTTTGCCAATCAATGCAGATAGCATAATTGTTTTACCTGCACCTGTTGGTGCAACAACAATAGTATTCTTATGCTTGTCCAAAGCATTAGAAGCATCTTGTACTGCTATTTCTTGATATGGTCTTAAAATCATCTGTCCCTCATTGGCTATAAATGGTGGGTAGTTTTAGGGCATCGCACTACCCAAGCGACTTGCAAGTAGACTAAGGTCAGTTAGCCCTTGCTAAAAGTTTGGAAGTGAACGCCAGCACGTCACTGGTACTTTCCCCATTCACTTCCAATGCCTACCATCATTTCCTAGCCCAATCAGGTACTGCATTACCATTATTGGTAGGTGCAGGTGATGGTGTGTTAGTTGGTGCAGATCCACTTGGTATATAACCTTCCATACCTTGTGTCATTACAACTGCACATCTATTTTGATCAGCATAACCATTAGTGCCTTTTTCAATTTTAATCTTAACACATACATTCATGCCATTAATAGATGCAATTCCACCTTTTTGCATATCTATTTGCCTAACTGCTTGAGCTTCAGGTGAAGCATCCATTGCTGAAACATTATTATGACTTTCAACAACTGATTTTAACCACTGCAATCCAATCTTCTTAGACTTAGATACACCATTATCATCTTTAGCATCACCATCAAAAAAGTGCTTGCTCCAAAACTTACGTTTATCGTATTGACCACCGATAATGGTGTATTCAACTTCAAGCCACTTAGCTGATGTGGTTTGTGATGCCCTAAATAAAGGAGTATTACTAAACTCAGGTATAGTTAAAGGGTTAGGTTGGATGGTAATAATCGCTCTTGCGATAGTGCCATCAGGGATTAAATCAAAATCAGATCCACCCCCACTTTCAATATTGTTTAAATCAATCACTGGACTTCTCCTTTCTGTGTTGGTTGTGATTGTGGATCAACAAATGTTAAATCCTTTTTCTGTGCAGATCCGTTAAGCTTACTTATAAGTTTACCAAGATGTGGTTCTTCAACGACATCAAGCTTTCCTGATCTATCTTTAGCTGGGTATCCCCACTCGTTAAGAGTTTGACAAACAAAAGCTCTATATGGTTGCACACCATCTCCACCACCCATGACTGTCATTGTAATTACTTCATCAACAATACCAGGCAGTTCTCGTGCAGTTTTAGAACCCTCTATTTGTAACTCGTAGTTAGTTCGACCATAGTCATCTACCTTAGAGTCAAGTATGCCAACTAAAATTACATTCTTATCTCTAATATGTTGTAAATGAGTAAGCCAAGCCATCATCTCTCTTCCGTGCATACCATAGGCAGAACGAGTATCTACTTTACCTGATCTTTCTATAATATTATCGGGATGTGACATACAGTATTGAAAACACAAACGTCCTGCAACTGTAATACTATCAACAAAAATAGTATCATACTTGCCAAGTTTTTTGTGAAATTCATCACCATGTTCCTGCATGACTCTTTCATAATGAATATGATCATAAGGCTCTCTTGACAGTGACGGATTAACACCACCAATGTAACAAACAAAATCACGACATTCTTGCCATGTATTTGGTCTTATTACATCAATAGGAAAATCCTTAATAGCAGTGTCACCTGCCTCAAGGTCAATGAACAATGTTTTATCAGGATCAAGGGTTCGGGCAAGAGTTGTCTTGCCCACACCACTTTGACCACAGATGACCATTTTATGACCTCTTTTTTCTGCCATACGTTGTTCGGCAGTAATTATTTGTAAAGCCAATTAAGCCTCCTCTTGTTGTACAAGATCAACATTAATAGTACCTTGCTCGACAGTTCTAGCTGGTTGAAGCATTTCTACTATGGCTGGAGGAGCATTTGTATATTTCCTCTCGTCAACAGAGTATGTGACTTTTGCATAGTGTCTTGCATCATCAGCATTCATACTATCGAAAGCATCTCTTAATGCTTGTTGATCCCATGTTACTTTTTTTGCTATGGAGACCTTAACTTTATCTTCTTGATCAGAAAACACAGTAGTCGTGCCGAAATCTTTGCCTTGTCTCTGCAAATCTTCACGAGCAATACTAAAGTATCTATCGGTAAGATAGCCGTTAAGCTCTTCCATTTTCTTTTTATATCGATCAATCTCACGTTTTATAGACATCTTTGCCTGTAAAAGTTCGTGATCACTCATGTCATAGAAATTCTGTTCCATACTAACCTCACTTTCGTTAAAATTTCTACTTGCAAGGTCTAATATAGACATGATTACAACAATGTCAATACCTAAACTATCTTTTTTTATTTTTCTCTTGTAATATATATGATATATCATATATATGATATATAAATTAATTTAACAAAAGGAGTTTTAAATGGGTAACTTAGAGGTAGAAATAGTAGCTCATAAAGAAAAATATATACTTAATGGTTTTCAAAAAGATTTAGTTTCGAAGAGAGAAACTATAAACAAACTTGCACAATTAATTAAGGAACATCCAGATTTATATGGATTTAGTATTCCAACAGAGATGGGTGTTGAACTATGTAAAAAAGATGCTAGACAACGTGCTATGAGAGTATTGGAAGATCATATACGAGAAAATGTTCCAAAAAAATACAAACAAATTAATGCACCTTTTGAGGCTTATAAACAACTTAAAATTTTGTCTGTTGAGTTGGATAAAACTTTATCTAACACTCTCGTCTTTTTAATAGAACACTATAATAAAACTAAAAGTTCAATTCCAGAGTGGGCAGAATAATGAGAAATACTGATGAATATACTAAACCAAGAGTTAGATCTCATCCTATGCAGTGTTGGAATTGTAAAAGATTTGCACCGAAGTTAATAGAAGAACTTAACAGTGAGAAACCTAACGAAAAATATATCGGCAATCTTGAAGTTGTAGGTAAACCTGTGGCTACAGAGTTTAACGGAAAAATGTATTGGCGATACAAAGTATGGACTGGTGAATACAAAATGAACTTTGGACATTTTTGTATGCAGAAATGTGCTACTTCATGGGCAAACAAACAAGTTTGGAACATTAAAAAACGAACTAATAAAGGAGATCCCGTTGATGGTAATCACAAATTTGAACAGTTGAAAGAAATGAGAAATAAATTATCTAATCATTTTAATCGTCATTAGCGTTTATTTTTATAGGAGAGATGAATGTCTATACCATGTATAGCTTTCATCATCTTCTTTTTAAGCTTAAATTCAGGTGTCAGCACACCTTTTGCATCCTCTACAATCAATCTTGAGAAGCCATCTTCTTCTTGTTGTAAATATCTAAAATCAGCTATGTAATCACAAATTTTTTCATCATTTACAGACAATTCATATTTTATTTGACGTTCTAATTCAGATATTACACCAGCTCTTTCCATAGCTTTTAGTTGCCCCCATCTCTCTGCTTCCCATCTTGAGTCAAATTTCAACCCCATAGCAACAGTTTTTTTTGCAAAATACTTGTTGGGTCTTCGGGTTTTATTGGGTATAATTGGGTATCTATAGGTCATGGAGGTAGTATAATGACAGATACAACAAAATTCAAGTCGGTTGGTTTAGATGTTAAAAGTTATGAAAAGTTAAATAAAATATGTGATCATCAAAGAAGAAATATAAGACAACAGCTCGGTCTTCTAATAGATAAAGAGTTTGATAAAGAAGAATATAGCAAATATAAAAGTAAAGTTACTAGTCTAGGATTAGGTGCTATCAACAGCATTCATACGAGAGATTAAACGATCAGCGCGTTTAGTTACTTGCTTGTGCCATTTTGAGTCTTCCATTTGGATTGCACACTCTTTCCAGTTCCTTTCAGCCACAGCTTTACATAGCTTCCTGAATTTGGATAGACGAGGTCTGCCGAGATTGAACATCATATTTGCCAGAATTTGCTGTACTTCTTCTGGTAAATCCTGAAAGTTACCGAATAATTGTTCGCATTCATCAATCGTTATCTGGATGTCTTTGTCAAATAATTCATTGACTCTTTCTTCTGATACTGGTGTGCCAACTGGCTTACCATACTCTTCATCCCACTCGTTTATGAGGTGACCAATTCCTAGCGTGGGTAGGTTAAGATGGTCTAAATAAATGGAATTGACACAGCCCTCATCAACTTTGAGGGTGTCTCTTAACTGTTCTACGTTCATTGTGTTCCTCCTCTTCTCTGTGCTATGGCAATGTCAGTAGGATTTAATCCTAATGAAAAAGCATTAGCTGGATTCGTAACATCTATATTTCCTAATGTTGTGCCAGATACTGGCTCTGGTATCTTTAATTGACTCAAAGGTACATTAGGTCTAGTTGGTTGTAAGAATGTAGATAGATTGCCAGTCTTTAAATCTTCAGCCTTTATGTCTGGCAACTTAACATTTAAACCTTGACTCTCAAGAAATGATTGAGCTTGACTCTCTGCTTCATCAACAACATTTTGTATTGTTTGTCCTGTTCCGATGCTAAGAGCTTTACCTATAATAGATCCTAAACTCTTTGCTCTATCAGCAGGTTTCTGAAATTGTTTTAGAGTCACACCATTATATTGTTTGAGTATGTCATCATAATATCCATTAGACAGAAGTCTATTACCTAAAATGCTGAATTTTACAAGTTTACCTACGTTTTGGAATGGAGAAGCGGCTATATTAGCGGCAACAAGATCACCACCTTCAGCAGTTCTGGCATTAAATTTAAGTATCTGACCAAATTTTTTCATATTGTTACCGACTTCTTTGCCAAAAACTGTAACAAGTTTGTTGTCTTTGGAAGCGGCTAACAGTCTGTCGGCAAAAGCATTTAAAGATTTACCATCAGTCATTATAGATTCACCAAAATCATCTATAATACTATTGATGTAATAACTTTGAATTTTATTTAAGGCTTGCTGACCATTTTGACCTTGTTTTTTAAAATATTCTATAACTGGTTTAATCTGTGAGTTTTTGGTTGTTTTTTGTACAAGAAAACGAGCTGCTTCAACTGGATCTAAATCACCAGTATCATCTGCTAATTTTTTTAATATGACATTTTTTTGGTTAGCGGCTAGTCTTTTTTGTGTGGTTGCTAATGCTTCAAGTTTTCTTAACAATGAAGTGTTAGATCTTGTGTCACCCTTAATATTTCTAAACTGTCGAAGCACTTGATCAGACTCAAGACCTGTAATTTTCACAGATCCTATCTCGTCTGCTAATTTAAGTATCTGATCTGTTTCTGCTCCGAACAATTCTTTTGCAGTAGTTCCTAAATTTTTGATAGATTGTGCAAATTTTTCAGAATTAAAATTTTTTACATTTGTAAAATTACTTATTCCAGATTTTTTAAGAGCTTCCTCTAAGGTATGATTGGCGGCTCTTGCAACAAATTCATCAGCTAATTGCGCTCCACCACCATATTCTGTAATAAATTGTCTTGCACGTTGTATAAAATTTGGATTGTTGTTCTTTACAATATTTTCGTAAATGTCAATATTTTGTGGAACATCATCAACTATATTACCTGGTTGAGATTTATAAGCCTCTAAATTTTTAATTGTTTTTGAAGCATTTAAATCTTCAATAAGTTTTCTTCCTAGGAAAAATTGTGTTTGTGCTTTTTTTATTGCCTTACCAGCATTTTTGAATTTTTGAGCGTCGGCAGGAGACAATGATTCTCTTGCTATTATTTCTCTAAATGTTGCACTGTTTTCATCACCCATTTCTTTAAAAATTTTGTCAACTTGATCAAGTAATCCATCACCATCTTTTGTAACAAGTTCTCCACGAACTGTTTTAGATTGAGGTGGTAATTCCATTCTTATATCACTTAATGTTTTTCTTAAATTGTACATTTGATTAAAAGAAGCATTTTTGTTAAACGCTGCTCCTCCAACATTTTCAAAGGCAGCGATGATTTGCCCTATCCTTTTTCCATCCTTTGTGCCAGCGGCTATTCCAGATCCATAATCTCTTTTTAGTCTTTTAATCGTGTCTTTAAATCTACCAGTAGTTATAAAAGCATCACCACCTAAACTTGAATTTCTTAACACTTTATCAACTGCTGCAAATTTACCTGAAATCATTTCATCAAAATTGACTGATGCATCTTTAATTATTTCAAATAAATCATCTTCTACATTTGAGTTTCTAACTCCAGCTTGTTTGAAGGCATTTACAGAATCTTCTAAATGTTTCACAACAACATTTGTTAATGTTTCTTCATTATTTAAAAGCTTAGTGTTATTCTCAACCATTCCATCTTTAAGTATTTGACCTACGTCTGCATCAATTACGTCATCTGTAACACCATATTTATTTTTATAAGCATCAAGTAATGTTTTAATTTGATCATTGTTGTTTTTTAGTCGATCAGATGTTTTAAATATTTTTTCACCGATTGCTTGTATTCTAGCTACAAGAGATGGTGCTTTAATTGCTGATAGAGTTGGTCTAACACCAAATCCACCACGAACAACTGTCCCGTCTGGTTTTGTTACAACACGACTTGTTGCAGCTATTTGTTCATCAGCAGTCAATTTTGCAAAATCTTTTGGTTTAATTATATTACCAGCTTCATCAATCGGCTCTGATATAGATTGTCCTGCTGTGGTTGCTTCTTTAGAGGTTAGTCCTTTGCCAGGTGTTACTCCTCTTCTTGCAAATCTAAAAGCAGCTACTGCTCCACCAAGCAAACCTTCACCTACAAATCCGTAAGCAAATTCTCTACCTATGTCTTTAGCTATTTCTTCTCCTGACTGTTTTGAAACACCTGCTAATGCTTCAACACCTTCTTCAATAGCTTGTCCAGAACCAGCTCCTAATCCAGCACCGATGGCTGCACCTAAAACAGGTATTGGAATTGCTATTTGACCAGCTATAGCTCCACCTATACCAGCTATAAGTTCTGGTGCTAATCCAGATAAATCTGAGAAATCGTAACGACTAAATCCTTCTTCATCTATAAGTATGTTTTTATCTGTCTCTTGTCCAAACTTTGAAGCTCCAGTTGGAGTTAAGGCTAATCTACCTCGGTTATCTCTAGTAAAATCATCATCTGACAAATCAAACTTTCTTAATATAGCCTCTTCTTCTTCTTTTGTTTCAGCTACTCCGAGTGCAGCTCTCAGTGCATTGTTCTTAATTCCTGTTTCGACATCGAACAATTGTTTGTTCTTTTCTGGTGATGGTTCAGTTGTTTGTGCTGCTACTTCTTCAGCTTTTTTTGATTCAGCAAGTTTCTGTTGCACTATTTGATTGATAGCAGCCTGTTCTTCTTCGGTAGGCTCATTACCTGCAATCTCAAAATTAAAGCTTTCATTAGGTAAATTTATTTTTATCTTTGCCATTATTTAACCAATGTATAAGTTAGTGTTCCATCGTCAGCAGTTGACACATTAAACTTAGGACCTGATCCACCAAATTGTTCGACAGTCCCTGACTTAAGTTCTTTCTGCGCTCTATCAAATTGATCGTCAGTTAAATAACTATTTCTATCTTTAAAGCCAGTAAGTGTATTTGTGATTTGATCTTGTGTCTTAGCAAATATCTGATCGATTTCGTTTATTCTTTGTAATGCTAATTGTGGGTTTGTAAATAAATCTATTTTACCTAAAGCTTCTTCGAGTCTTTGTACGTCTTGATTTGATATACCATTACCAGTTTCTTGTGTTAAAAACTTCTTATATTCATTTATTAAAGTTCTGTTTAAAACTTGTATCATATCAGCTCTTGATACACCTTCAACAAGTTCTGCCTTTCCATCTTTACCGACTGTAACTAATTTACCGAACAATTGTTTTGGATCAAGACCAATAGCAACACCAACATTTCTTATTTTGTCAAAGACTTGATCTGCTAATGGAGATCCAGTTTCAGAACCTAAATCTTGTACCAAACCACCAATACTGCTTAAAGTATTTCTTGCCCTTGTTATATTGCCATAAGCATCTTTGAATCTTCTAATATCATCAGGTGCTTGTGTATAAACAAGAGGATTACCAACACTTGAATCTTTTCTTAAAGCTTTAAATACTTTTAATTGATTTTGTCCATCTATTGGTTGAAATCCTTGATTCTTTGTTATCTCAGACAGTTTTTCTTGTCCTTTTTGATATGCTAATAATTTTTTCTCAGTAAATTCTAATTCTTTTAATTCAACAGCATTCAAATGTTTAGCCGCTGCTAGTCTTCTAGCTTCAGCTTTACCTCTAAACTCTTTGCCAAGACCTAGTAAAGCTAATCTCTTTTCTTTGTTTAGAGCAGCTAATGCTTTTGTATCAGCCATCTTCTGTCCTAGTGCAAACTTACCAGCAGCTAATTGACCAGCTCTTGCTTTGTCTTTTGCTCTCTCAAAAGCAGGTAATGTTTCTTCTCCTGCTCTACCAACTTCTGTAAGTATTTTGGATAAATCAAAGCCTTTACCAGCTCTGTTTTGCATTAGCTTTAGCCCAAGAGCCATAAGAGCTGATTTATTGTCAGGTTCTCCTGATATATCTATACCAGTTGCCTTTTGAAAATCTGCTTTATATTCATCAATAGTTTTAGGTTGAGCTTTTTTTATTTCATCACTGTATAGCTCTTCTGTTTCTGACATAGTTTCAGTAAATAAATCTTGTAGTGCTTTTTGTTCTTTAGCTAAAGTTGTTTCAGGAGTTGCTTCCTCTTCTGGAGCTTCTGAGCCAGGTTCACCAACATCCCTGTAGTCTATATCTGCATCAGAGCCTGCTGCTATTTCAAATTCATCATCTAATTGTGTTTTTTTATCAGCTCCTAAACCAGATATACCTTGATCAATACCAGCAGATTTGTCACCTAATTGTGCAGGATCAACAGTAGATGCTCCTTCAACATTGCTTAAATTCTTTTTTGCTTGCTCTTCTTCAAATTTTTTAATTCTTTGTTTATTAATTGCATCTTGATTAATAAAATTCTGCACATCATCAGAAAAAGAAGTAGGTCCTAATCCAAGTTGTGATAATTGAGTTTGTCCTTTTTGTGTATCTAAATCTTTACTTAGTATTGCTCTATCTTTTTGAGCTTGTTCCTCTGCTAATTGTTGAGCTAAAGGTTTAACTCCTATTTTTTCAAGTATAGAACCTAATAAACCCATTTGACTTGTAGGGGTAGATTTAACGCCAGGTGAGCTTACAGTTAATCCAGAAGTTAATGTTGGTGTTTTTGCCATATAACTACCCTATGTAGATTTTGAACCACCAAAAGGTGCAATTTGTGACAATGTAGTATAAGCACCAATACCTTGCAAGAATGGATTTGCACCAGGTGTTGTTGCTTGTTGGAACGTAGAAGGTATTGAAGCACTTGGCATACCTTGTAGTAAGTTTTGTCCTAACTGCAATCTAGTGAATGGTTCTTGAGCTTGTTGTAATAAATTTTGACGTTGTGCATCTAGTTC